TTTTGTATCTACAACAGCAGGGATATTAAGTGCAAAATCTTGGTCAGTCACATTACCCATATGTTCACCCGCAGCATTAATGCTAAATGATAAATCATTTTCAAACCAAATATTTGGTTGTGCATCTTGAGGTTCTGTTTCAAATACAATTGTATTCTCTGCTCTATAAACAGTTATGTCAGCGCTTGCCTTTGATAATCTACCCGCACGACTTCCACCACAAGTCCAAGTTCCTGTAACAAGTAATCCTAAATAGTTTGTTGTAGCGTCTCTATAAAACTTATAGTAGTTAGTACCAAAAGCCGTTAAAACATCTATTGCTGTAGTTGCTGTAGTTGGTATATATACGTTGTCAATTGTACATCCACCACCGCACTCTGTTATACCATCATTAATAGTAGTTTGGATATTTTCTCCATTCCACCAATCTTGCATATTATCATAATTATTTGATGATATATATGTTTTTTCTAATGTATAAATTCTTCTTTCACAAGCACCTGTCCCATCACCTTTACCTAATCTTGATAATTTTATAAGTAATTTTATTCTACTTCCTGCAGGAATATTATAATCTAAATAAGTACCCGGATTTGCAGGGTCCTCATAGTTCATTGGGTAATTTAATATAGGAGATGTACCTTCATACTCAGCCGTTGTAAGTAAATTCCCCGGAGCTATTACAGCTAATTCATCGGTAACAACAGAAAAACTATTTGTATTTATTTTCATATAAACTCCCGAAGGAACGTATATGTTTTGAGTAGGGTCTAACTCACTTGGTATAACAACAAAATTTTCAGATTTAGATTCTTTTTCTAAAACAGTTGCATACACACACGTTTGCGTAGGTCCATCAGAATCTGCCTTAACAATAAATCTATCTCCCTGCTCTACCTTTCTTGCATTCTCACCCTCAAGTAAAAAATACGTTTCATTTGTATTTGGGTCCTTAAAGAAAATGCTACTATAAATAGTCTCATAGTTTTCTTCGTCAGGTTTAATTACAAACTTATATCTTGTTGCCCAATAAGGTGCAACTTGGTCTACAGGTATAGTTACTCTAATACCATTCTTTCTTGATGAATATCCACAGGGAATATGTAATGTATTGTCGGGGCTTACTAAAGCTGTAGAAGACCTATTAAAGTCATCCATATAAACAATACCAATCTCGTAATCTCTATTGCTATGTAAACTTGCAGGGTTTGCTATTTCTTGAAAAGTTGCCTGAGCAAAATTTACTTTATAATATTCATAAACCCTTTGAGTTTCTACAGTTAAACTATCAACATATCCCATTGCAATAAATTGCAACCCAATTTCTGTGCTTGATGGAGAACTAATTATTCCAATTGGAGTTTGAGGAAACTGTATACCACTATCAATTTTAATTAATGCATCTAATGTATTTGGCAATGCACAATTTACATTGTCTGTAAATGTAGTACCATTACAAGAAGTTGAAACAGGATTAATATTAAAAACTGTACCAATAGCTTCTTGAAATTCTGTACTATTTGCTAAATCATAAGCCGAAGCGTAATCTGTTTGTAAATAAAATGTAAATGTATATTGTATAGTAGATGTTGTTTCTGTAGGATATGGTAAATCACCCGAAAATTGAGCGTGTTCAATATTAACATCTAAGTTAATTACTGAACCTGCTACTAAATTTAAACCATCTAAATCAATAGTAACAACAGAATCAGGAACACTTAATGCTGTTTGAATATCATAAAGTCCTGTTGCTGTACCGTCAGGTATTGGTGTACTTCCAATTGTTTCACTTACTAACTCGGTAGTATAAATAAGTTTTGTTGCAAAACCATTTAAATCTACAAGGTCATAACCCTCAACGTAATTACCATACATCAATCTATTGCCCATAATTGTCTGAGCCTGTGCAAGAAGCGGTACGTTATCGTACAATCTAAGCAGCTCAGATTCAGGTAACACAGTAAATATTTTATTATTTGAAAATTGAAAAGTATATTCTGTATTGTCAGCTAATCCTAATTTTTGTTTGTTTAATTTTTCAATAACTCTAATAATATTACCATCGGCATCTTTAAAAAGTAAATCAATACTCTTTACAAGAGGTCCTCCTGTATTATAAGTTACATTACAAGCGTTGGTATTATTTACCATACCCTCATTTAAATAACTTTCAATACTAAAATTAAATGCTTTAGGATAAAAAGCAGGAGCTGAGAATTGAGATGTAGCAGAATACTGCCCGTCAGCATACTCATATCTATAAGCAAAACAAATAAATCTTGTCTCCAAAAAATTATCTTGATTACTTATAACAACAGGTTGAATAGCAGGTGCCTCAATAGGAGGTTGCTTTATAACTAAAATTGATTCTTCAGTAAATGTATCTACAAAAGAAACAGGATTAGAATAGTTTGTTTTAGTATTAATAAAACGAGGGGGGTTGTAATTATCTGTAAAATATAAAAAATTACCAATTATGTTAACACCCGTAATTAAATATGTTGGGTTAAAGTTTAATGTTGTATCATTACTACTACCATTTTTTACACTTATAATATGATAAGTTAATATGTTAGTATTAACATTAAACGAAACTATCATATCAAGTTTGTTTGTAAAACCTAATGGGAAAGCAGGGTCGTGTACAAACCAATATATTGTTTCATTGGCAGAATCTTCAACAGCACCAATACATCTTGCGGAATTACTTAATGGCGTACCATCAATATATCTTAAAGTAGTAAGTGGTAGATTACCCTTGGTATTCTCAATAGCACCAATTTCAGATTGTTCGGTAGAACCCATCCTAATATTTAAAGCATCAATATACTCACCATTAGGAATAAGTCTCTCATCGACAACCTTATTCATTTTGCCCGCTGTAAAAGTTCTTGTTATATTTGCCATAATATTATTTAATCATCTTATCCATTCCTCTTAGATTCATTAATAATCTTCCCGGGTGGATATTGCTAATTCTAATTTTTGCATTTCTTAATAATGCAGATTTGTTTTTGCGAGCACGTGCAACAACATACTCCTGAACTCCTAATTTAGAGTTTACTATTTCGTATTGGATGTATGCGTATATATATGACTCAAATAATTTATTGACAGTTATTAGAGAATCATCTCCGTTTTCCATACCATCAGATATATACTCAAGGATACACGACTGCTCCATCATATCTGAACTAAAATTAATTACACCCTTCTTTTTATCAATATTGAATGTTGGGTTAAAGTTAGCAGTTTCTGTGTTTAAACCAAAACGTGCACCAATAGTAAATTGAAAGTACCATAGTCCATCCATATACCAACCCTCTTGCCCATTGTAAGGACTATTAGGATTTAAGTAGATGTCTTTCTTTTGGTTTGTTAATCTTTGAAAATCAATTTGTGAGTTTTCAGGAGATAAAATATTACCGTCTTCGTCAAATAAAAGAAAACCTTTATTGTCTTGAAGGTAAGCGTTAGCCGATAATGTTTGAATGTTTTCTGAAAGCGGTCTTAAATAACCATCCTTGTATAAAGAAATACGTACCCAATTGACATAATCAGATGGCAATACATAAATCAAATTACTTGCTACAGTTAACTCTAATGCTTTAACTTCTTTAAATGCATCGTAGTTTAATTCTTGAACCGCTCTCTTAGCGTGGAATAAAACTTTATACCTCTCTTCGTTATTTACTAAAGAGTGATTACCATAATACATTAATAAAAAGTTATTAACTATATCATATAGTGATACATATTGGTATGACCCCCAATTTTTATTTTCGGGAGCTACACCATTATTATCGTAGTATTCGTATTGTGATATGTATGCCATAATTTATTTTTTATTGTTTATTAGATGATAAACTTCCACTTTGCTCTTGACCTATTGCAAATGCTGCAACCTCTGACTCTCTAATTGATATACCACAATATTGAAGAATCTTCATAACTAATTTGTAGTTATCCTCAATTGGTAATTCAAAGTCTTGGTAGTCAGGTTGCGATTGGTCAAACGCAGGCTCACCATTTACTAAAGTAATATAAGTCCACTTAGGGTCTGCAGGATAACCAAAGTATGTACATCGTACAGAGTTAACCCCATTAATTGTTTCAGGGTAAACCGTAATAATATCCCCAAGCAATGTGTATGCAGGGTATTTAGTGTTAGGAGCTGTATAAATAGAATCTACTAACATATTAATCTTACCAACAGACACTTTCTCAGCTTCACCTAAACGTACATTTGATGAATTATAAATCTCTATTTTAGAAATCATATAAGAATTAAATCCTGTGCTTACTAAAGATGGATAGTAGTATTGGTTAGTTAAAGGTGTTACTTGAGGGAGTGTATCTGTATGCATAAAAATCTCCAATGTTTCAGCCAAAGGACTCCCAACATCTGCATAGTCTGTACCTGACATACGAGCGTTCTCAGCATTTATAGTCTTATTATAACTAATAAAATACTCCTCATATATCTCCATTTGCGCATTTTTAGCGTACAAGTTAAAGTCTGATGGAGAGATATACCCGTAGTTATTTTTGTTTAACACGGATAATACTGTGTTTCTAACGTCGTTTATCATCTATATTCTTTTTTTTACAAATATAAAGAAAAAAGGGGGTACAAATTGCACCCCCGTTAATTGTATTTTTACTATAAAATAATTTATAGATTACTCTCTAACATTTTTAAATAGTCAAGACCTTCATCAGATTGTAGGTAATGAGCTACTGTTATATAAGGGTCTTCTCCGTATGGAACCGATAGCATCTTTTTCTTATTGGTTGGAGTATTAAACCAAACCTCCTTGTTGTTATTTCTGAAAGTCAACAACTTAGCATTAAAGAACACGTGAATGTTAGCATTATGTCTAAGCATTGGGTCATTTAATACATTTAAGAAAGCTCTTGGGTCTCTTTTAGCAAACACCAATATATCTCTTTTTAACTCAGCTGTAGTTACTTTCTGTGGGTC